ACAGCAGATATCCACCTTGGTTTTAATATGGTCATGCGTAAACAAAAACTACGTTTACTCGGCATCGATACACCTGAGATTCGAGGTGAAGAACGAGCTGAAGGTCTGGTATCTCGAGATCGCTTGTCTGAACTCATTCTTAATACTGATGTTCACATCGTAACGCATCAAGATAAGAGCGGTAAATACGGCCGATGGTTAGTAACGATCTATGCGCAATTCCGCGATTTAGATAAAGACGAAACTAATTGGATAAACTGTAACGCTCTCCTACTCAATGAGAATCTAGCAAAGGTTTACAAATAATGTATAACGGTAAATACGATAACGAAGACACTCGAGAAGTATACGACAACAAGTGCACTGTGCTGCGCGAAGACACCAAAGCCGAAGTTGACGGAGATGTCATCCTCTTCAGGCCGAAGGAATTCTTAAAGGTTGTGATTGGTAAATCAGTTATGCTCAACCTTCAATACGAACCATCATATGGTGGTTACATTGGCGAAAAATCGAAGATGCCTTTTATTTCAAAAGGACCTAAGCGCCTAAAGTAGTTTTTCAGTGGTAAGTTCCATAAAGGAACCAACCACTTTGTTCTTTCACAGTTTAATAAGTTTGCTGGTGATAGGTAATCCTATCTTAAAGATTCTGGTGGAACGGAATCGCCAGCAGCATTTGTAAATAAAGAGTATCTGTAATGTTTACAAATTGTTAAAGACGGCAAATCGTGTTAACAGAATGTAAACCGCTTTGAAGAACGGCCGAAATGCCAACGGTTTGGAATAAGTAATAGTATGAGACACTTACTACTACTATTATTACTTTTACCATCATCACTATTCGGCTTCAATGAAATGATAGCAGTACAAACTCTTCAAGACAATGGAAATTTCCAACACACTGTATGTGAAGTAAAGACTGCATACGCAAACAAAGGTGACCACGTCTTATACAAGAATGTAACACCTCGCGATGGAATGATCATTCTCACAGATGATGGTAAGTGTGTCAAGTATAATAAGAACATCATTGCTGATAGAGTAGTAGTTGCTATAGTGAAGCGTTACACATAGTATAAATAAATTTATAATGAAGAAAGTAAATAGAACCAAATCAGATATCGCTTTAGATGTTATTTACTGGACAGCCGCAGCCATTGTGTTTGCGATGCTAGTAACTACACTTTATATGATGATGGAATTTTAATGCGAAGTAGTTCAGTGGTAGAACAGTTGACTGTTAATCAATTCGTCGTAGGTTCGATCCCTACCTTCGCAGCCAGATTTAATCTACATATCAAAACACCAAAGTGATATGTAGATTGAAACAAACAGTTTCCAAAATGGAAACACCTCAATAACAACACACACACAAAAAACAATGAGCACAAGTAAATCAATGAACGCATACGAGATCCGTCTCAAAATCCTACAAGAAGCACTGAATACAGCATCCGATAAGTGGTATGCTGAAAAGGAAGTACTCTTCGAAGAGTGGAACAACAAGCGGCATGCATGTGGTGAAGACACTGTTGCCCTAGCTAAACTCGATACACCGACACTCCCGACATGGGATCGAGAAGTTGAAGCGATTCGAATCGCGAAGAAACTCTACGCTTTCGTAGAAGGCGAATAAGTCTAAGAACCTGAGTTTGTAATTCCTCTGCGAATGCGGAGGTTGATAATGAGGATAAGGATTGCGTTTAGCGGTCGACTCCCTCACACCTTTGGACGCATAGCTTAATTGGTTAAAGCAGCGGATTCATAATCCGTTGAGTCTGGGTTCAAGTCCCAGTGGGTCCACCAATTTATTATTTACAATCAATAACATATATGGTATAATTACATTATGCAAACAGTAAAACACACATACCGAGAAATGCTCACTTATACTCGTGACGAATACACCACGCGTGATAGGTCTATTAACGTGGATACTAATAAAGAAACTAAAGACGTAACAGTCGAAGTCACTCTTTTTAGTCCAATCGCAGATCGTGTATTCGATCGCCTCGACGATGAAAGCCGAACTGGTTGGGCTGAAGCTTTCTTTGACGGAAAAAACGCACCAATCATTCCGAGCTACACGCTTTTGCGTAAAGGACATTAATTAAATGCTCCGATAGCTCAGTTGGATAGAGCAACGGTTTTCTAAACCGTGGGCCGCAGGTTCAAGTCCTGCTCGGAGTACCATTTTCATGGGGGTGTAATGGATTCGATCTCAGTTTCGGCTGAGACACGGAGGTTCAATTCCTCCCACCTCCACCATTTTAATATTTACAATCAGTGATATATAGGTTATAATTATATTATGCAAAATACCGTTAAAGACATACAAGATTTTTTCATCCGCAAACGCCGAAATGAAGAATACGTTGAAGACAAGACAGGTGTAAAAACCATTGAAATTATTAATGCAAGTTTCATCGCGAATGAACCTACTATCTTTGGTAAAATCAATCTAGATTATGTTCAACGCGAACTAGATTGGTATCTTTCTAAATCGTTAAACGTAAACGATATTCCAGGTGAAACACCACAGATTTGGAGTATGATCTCTGATGACAATGGTATGATCCATTCTAACTATGGGTACCTTACTCTTTCAGAAGAGAATCATAATCAATTCAAAAACTGTGTCGCAGAACTTAAGAAGAATCCAAATTCTCGCCGTGCAGTTATGATTTATACACGTCCAACTATTTGGAACGAGTATAACACAGATGGTATGTCTGATTTCATATGTACAAACGCAGTTCAGTATCTTATCCGCAATGGTAAACTTGACGTAGTTGTTCAAATGCGATCTAACGATGTTGTCTTTGGTTATCGTAATGACTTTGCATGGCAAGAACATATCGCTAATATGGTGTGTACTAAACTTGGCATTAAGCTTGGTAACATCCACTGGAATGTTGGATCGATGCATGTGTATGAACGTCACTTTAAATTCATTGATGCAGAGATCGAAAGACAAAATCATATTTCTGATCTAGAATATGAAGAATACACCGCAATGTCCGAATGGGCCCACCAAGTGAGTAAGTTTTATGATTAACATGGAATTTAACGCAGCTGACTTAGACACATCTGTATTGCTTTCTCGAGCTAAAGAAGAGTCTGAACAAATGTTTTCAAAAGAGTCTACTCGTCGAGGAAGATCACTTCAGAAGATCATTGAAACAGCACTATATGGCCATGCAGCTGAGTTATACCTCATTGAGAAATGTCAATTCAAAGATGATCCTCGAAAGTATAAAGATCTCTTTGACACTGAAGGAAACTCAGTAGAGGTCAAAGTTACAGAAGGAGATTATTACGTTCCTTATGTTTTAGATAGGGCAACTAAAGCAAAACTAGAAACATGGAGAGGTTTCCCTGATATCCTATATGTCTTTATCGGCGATAAGATCACCGCTGACTATAGCCTTTATGGAATATATAAGTGGAGTGAGAATAAATTTGTTTTACAAGAGTCACCAACTATGGTATAATAACAGTATGAAAGAATCAATTAAAGTATTAGAAGAATGCGCCGAACTACAGGCAAAGAAAAGCACGGATTACCAGAATCCGAATAGCCGCATTAAACAAGCAGACTATTACCCACGTGGGATTGCGTCTATCCTTGACATTATTTATGCCAAGACTCTTCGGATGTATTCTGTAATTGAAGCAATGGAAAGTGATCCGAATTATAAGCAAAACTTTGAATCGGTTGAAGATTCGGGTAAAGATCTTATTAACTACGCGTCGTTTCTTGTTTCATATTTGCGGAATGGAATTGATGGTCAAGATCCTGAACGCGACTTCCTTAATCGCAAAGAGCATACCGATGACAACACGTAAATGGCATAAACGCTATATCGAGTTAGCTCGTACTATTGCCCAGTGGTCGCGTGATCCTTCAACACAATGTGGTGCAGTAATTATTGGTCAATCTGGTCAAGTTCTATCTCAAGGTTATAATGGCTTCCCTCGAGGCATGAGTGACGATGAAGAACTCTATAATGACCGCAATTCAAAGTATAGTCGTATTGTTCATGCCGAGATGAATGCGATCTATAACGCATCTCGCACTGGAGTATCTTTAGAAGGTGCAACAGCATACATCCACGGACTTCCATGCTGCCATGAATGTGCTAAAGCTTTAATCCAAGTTGGAATTAAAGAAGTAATTATGAGCGAGTCGAACAATATTCGATGGAATAATTCATGCGGAATGGGAACAGGCTTCCTTGAAGAAGCAGGCGTAAAAGTCACGTACATAAAATAACAATAAATAAATCTATGAAGAATATAGCAATAATTATGGGCCGCGGCATCGAAGGATGCGGAGTAACAAAATTCACAGTAGAACAGTGCAAGTACTACGAACGTAATGGGTACGACTATAAAGTCTTTGCATCTAAAGACAAATCTTGGACGCGCAAAAACTCGCATAAGACAGATAACATCCAACAACTCAAATTCGCAAAAAGCGATGAAGTGGATGCGATGATCAAGTGTATCAATAAATCTGATATAGCTATCATCAACTCTTTGCCTGCTCTAAGTTTAAAAGAAGAAGCAATTCAAAACTTTAAACGTATGTTAAGCGAAATCGAAGTACCTGTTGCGCTTATTCAACATGATCATGCCATGCAATCCATCCGTCGCAATGGAGCACTGGATGAAGCGATCAAAAAGGCAAACATCATATTTGTTCATTCAACAACTAATGATTTTGCAAAATATGCAAAAGAAAAGGTAGGGCCAAAGGTAGATTTGTTTGGTGCTGAAGAAGGTACTCCTATCGTTGCGTTTCAACCAGGTATGTTCTTCGATGAAGTAAAGTCAAAGTATTGGAAAACAAAGATTGGCGTTCAGGACGTAATGCATCACAAATGGATTGGTAGAACTACATCTTGGAAGGGGTATAAAGAAATGTTTGCTTTTCATAATGATTATTTGAAGCAAAACGATATGCTAACAACTTACGAAGGCATCGAACGTTCACCTGCATTTTTAGGATTTAGAGAACTTTCAGAATTTAATAATTTACTCGCTGAAGATCCTAATGAATACGATTTAAACGATGGCTATGGCAGTGATGTTCATGTCTTTGGACCATATGTTCAAGAAGAAATGCTTGAACGAATGTCTAAAGTAGGATTTGGTTATCAACTTTCAAGAATGAAAGAACATTTTATTCAGCGATCAATTGAATACACTCATTGCGAAGTTGCATGTACTGGCACAATTCCTGTTTTTAATAAAAAGTATGGTGACGCATGCACTCACCGCCACTATGGAAAAAAGTTTACTGAGTGTGAAAATACTGGAACAGTATGGTTTGATGAACACAATTTTGATAGTACGTTTAACATGATATTAGATCTATTTGATCATCCCGAAAAACGACAAAAAATGAGAAACGATGCATATGAGTTTTATAAACTTCATCAAGACGCATCATACACCTTTAAAGAACTAATGGAAAACATACAAAATGTCATATAACTACGCATCAATCGTACCACTTATTGGTGGTGAAACAATCGCAATGGAAAACGTCTTTGGAAAAAGACCTGAGTACATCTTATCATATACACCATTTGCGGCGAATGATTCGCAAATATTAGAACACTACAAAAACGAAGTACCATACCATGTCATCGACGAAGGTACTGGCAGAACTGATTATGTTGATGTGGTGAATGCTGTTTGTCCTTGTGCAGGATTGTCTTCGCTAAGTCCATCATCTTCATCTGATAATAAAGCAAATGATTGGATGGTCGAATCCGCAAAATACGTTTTAGGTGAAGTGAAACCAAAGGTCTTTTGGGGTGAAAATGCACCACGATTAGCATCAAAGATGGGAGCACCAATCGTTAAAGAACTAAGGAAGGTCGCAAAGGAAAATGGTTATACAATGTCTCTCTATAAGACTAAATCTAAACTGCACGGCTTAAGCCAAACCCGTGATCGATCCTTTTACTTCTTTTGGAAAGGTGATGAAATACCTCACATGCATTTTTATCGTCGACCTCACGAAAAGATCGAGGACACTATTCGAAATGCGTTTGTAAGTAAAGATGATCCAATGAACGAGCTTACAAACAAGAACAAACCCAGCGATAACCCATTCTATAAGTATGTACTTGAAGAGCTCGAAGGTGGTATTACACACAAGGAGTTTCAAAACAAAATCGAGAAAACTATAAACCCTTTAGACTATTTGGAAAACCGTGGTATTGAATATGACGAAGTTTCTGAATGGATGACGGCAAATGGATTTGACAAGCAAGCTAAACGCTGTTTGGAGATCCATAAGAAACTCAAATCAGGCGGCAATATCATGAGGAAGACTACTGAAATTCCTAAGGATTATATCGGTGCATTTGTAGGTCACATGCCTACATGTCTAACACACCCTGACGAAGACCGTTATCTTACCATCCGCGAATGTATGGCTATCATGAAATTACCATCTGACTTTCAGTTGCAGGGCGGTAGAAAAAACTTAAATATGATTTGTCAAAATGTCCCAGTGACAACTGCAGAAGATATGGCACAAAATATTCTTGATTGGTTAAATGGAAAATTGGATACAAGGCAAGCAGAATTTGCAGTCTTTGACAATAAGACATCTACAGTACAGTACGAAGACGTACCTCAAACCCTTGAATCATTCATTTAAGGGTTTACAAATGACCATTATTATTATATAATATAGCTACAATCAAATAAAGAAAACATATATGTCACTACTAGAAAAACTAAAAAAATCAAGCCGCACCGCCGGTGCCGATATCCTATCAGAATCAAAGTTCTTTTCCGAAAAGGAAATGACTACAACATCGGTGCCGATGATTAACGTCGCACTCTCTGGTTCCACTAAAGGTGGTATCTCTTCAGGCCTAACAGTGTTAGCTGGTCCAAGTAAGCACTTCAAAACATCGTTTGCCCTTTTGATGGCAGGTGCTTATATGAAGAAGCATAAGGATGCTGTCCTCATGTTCTATGATTCGGAGTTTGGTTCACCTCAATCTTACTTTGAGAGTTTCGGTATTGATACAACTCGTGTACTACATACGCCTGTTACCAATATTGAAGAACTCAAGTTTGATCTTGTTCATCAGCTTACTGAAATTGATCGTAAGGATAGAGTGATGGTGGTGATTGATTCTATTGGTAATATTGCATCGAAGAAAGAAATTGATGATGCTGAGAATATGAAATCAGTTGCTGATATGACTCGAGCAAAAGCTCTTAAAGGTCTATTCAGAATGATTACACCATTCTTGACACTTAAAGATATTCCTCTTCTTGCTGTTAATCATACGTATCAAACACAGGAGATGTTCTCAAAGGCAGTAGTTTCTGGTGGCACAGGTGTTATGTACAGTGCAAATGATGTGTGGATTATTGGCCGTCGTCAAGAAAAGACTGGTACTGAAATCTCAGGTTACCACTTCATTATTAATATCGAGAAGTCTCGCTTTGTGAAGGAGAAGTCTAAGATCCCAATTAGTGTAAGTTGGGACGGAGGTATTGAGAAGTGGTCAGGCCTATTAGATCTTGCTCTTGAAACAGGTTATGTCGTTAAACCTAAGAATGGTTGGTATATGGCAATGAATCCTGCAACAAAAGAAGAGTTGAGTGGAAACCTTCGAGCTGCACAAACAATGACTGAAGAATTCTGGACAAAGATCTTTAATTCTACAGACTTTGAAACTGCTATTGAAAAACGATATAAGGTTGCTCATGGTGCAATGCTTGAAGAGCTTCGGCTTGAAACTGAACCATCGATTGAAGATGAGTAAAGAATATACTTTTGTTGAAAAGGTAGACTCAGAGCTGTATTCTATTAAGATCTTAGAAGGTCTTTATGCAAATATAATCTATACATACGGTAAAGTTACTATCGAAGAAGATGTCGAAAATGACTTAGCCCGTATACTTTTCGATTTCGTAATTGAAAGAGCAGTAGATCCATATACCGCAGAAGAGTTAGAATCGAGCGACGAGTTCAGAAACTACATTGGAAATATCTTAACAGAAATCTTAAATAATCAGGACGCACAAATCGGAAATGCCACAAAATCTACAGACGATAATACTCAAGACACTGACTAATGATGAAGGCTTTTGCAGAAAAGTTATTCCACATATTAAAGGCGAATACTTCGAAGAACAACATCACGCAGTATATGACTTATTCTTAAGATTCATAACTAAGTATAATAAGCTTCCAACCCCAGCAGTACTTGAAGTTGAGTTCCAAAGCTCTGAGTATGTTAATCGCCCAATCGCGAATGACACACTCTCACTAATTAAAGAGCTGCGTAACGAGAACGAGGTCGATGTTGAATGGTTGTTAGAATCGACTGAAACATGGTGCAAAGATCGATCTGTCTATCTCGGACTAATGGAAGCAATTTCTATTATTGATGGCAAATCTGAGAAGGCAGAAGGAGCAATTCCTGATATCTTAACTAAAGCACTATCAGTCAACTTCGATACTAATGTTGGCCACGACTACTTAGATAATGCTGAATCGCGATATGACTTTTATCATCTTAAAGAAGATAAGACTCCATTCGATTTAGAGATGCTAAACACTATCACAGCAGGTGGTGTTCCACGTAAGTCATTGAATATTGTACTTGCTGGTACAGGTGTTGGAAAATCTTTGGCGATGTGTCACTTTGCATCTGATGCCTTATCACAAGGTAAGAATGTGTTATACATTACAATGGAAATGGCAGAAGAGAAGATTGCTGAACGTATCGATGCAAACCTATTTGATGTTGATATCGCTACGCTTAAAGATCTTAATAAGTCTACATTCGTCAACAAGGTAAAACATATCAACGATAAGACACAGGGTAAGTTAATCATTAAAGAGTATCCAACTGCTTCTGCGCACGTAGGTCATTTTCGTGCACTCTTAAATGAACTGAAGATGAAGAAGAAGTTTACTCCTGATGTCATCTATATCGATTACCTTAACATCTGTGCAAGCTCACGCATGAAAGGTCTCGGAGGTTCTATCAATACTTACTCTTATATCAAAGCAATTGCTGAAGAGATCCGCGGTTTAGCTGTCGAGTTCAATGTTCCTATTTGGTCTGCGACACAATCAACTCGTACTGGATTCGGTAATACCGATGTTGAGATTACCGATACATCTGAGAGTTTTGGTTTGCCAGCAACATGTGATCTTATGATTGCTCTTATATCAACTGAACAACTTGAAGCAGCAAATCAAGTAATGATAAAGCAATTGAAGAATCGATATAATGATATCTCTCAGCACAAAAGGTTCTGTGTAGGTATCGATCGATCGAAGATGAGATTGTATGATGTTGAAGCTTCTGCTCAGACACTGTCAAGCGATGAAATAACATCTGCACCGCCGACGCCCAATAAGGACTTTAGCGCGTTTAAGATATAATGAATATCACTGCAATCGGATCTGGTAGAAAGAAGCGCGAGATGGCAGAGGATCTCGCTCGTTTCGCTGCTATGAAGTTAATGCCACGGTTGCGGGATAGACTATGTATCGACATCAACCTCATTCCTCAACTGAGTCAAAAGGATAACGTTGCTGGAGACTGTATATGGGAAGATCGTCACACGCGACCAAGAGAATTTACCATACGAGTTGACTCAACTCAACCGCTCCAGACAATGTTAGAAACTATTGCTCATGAGATAGTACACGTAAAGCAGTTTGCTAGAGGTGAACTACAGGACACTAATTCTTTTAATTTAAGTAAATGGAAAGGC